AAAGTTGATAGAGCGATTTGGCTTAATGAAGATATCAGCAACGAATTCATTGCGGTCAATAACTTCACCAGTGTTGTTGTTCTCGTCACACTTAACACGGAAGTCAGTGATACCACGACGACCTTGAACATCACGCAAGAATGGTTCTACTAAGTTCTTAAACTGAGCACGAGTAAAACCATCATTAAACTCGAACAGTTGGAATTTAGCAGCTGTTGCAATTGCTTTCTCAAGAACGATAAACAAACGACGAACGTTAATACGATCGAATGCGCTTGGTTTAGTCTGAAGAGTTTTATCTCCGTAGAGGATAACGCCCTGTCCTGGGAATGAAACGACCGGATTAACACCAGATTTGTAAAGTGTATCACGTGCAGTTTTGTCTGGGTTATATGCCAAACGTGCAACGTTTTTAATCTGACCACGGTTATATCCACCTGGTGACCACCAAGGATCATTAGTGTAATCAGTACGAGCGCACAAACCAGCAGTATCAGCATTCAATGGAACATAACGATACTTGTCGTTGTAACGGTCATATTGATATTTGTAACCAGAATCCAAAACAGCATAGCTGTGAATTACGTTTAATGCGTTACGATAAGCAACAACCATGTCAGTTTCTGTAGAAGTATTACCAACGATAACTTCACCAGTACTAACATTTTGTGGAGAAATAAATGCAACAGCATCAGCACGGGACTGAGCAATGTCAGCAATAATTTTGGCAGTTGCCGCCGTTGCTTTACCAGCAATTAACAGACTAATATCATACAATTCAGCATTAGCCAATAGTGTATACGCAGTTTGTTGCTGACCTTCGGTCATAGCAAAATCATCAACACCACCAGAAAGGGTTACACCATAAGAAGCAGCAGCTGTATAAGCCAAACCATTAGAAGCAGTATTGCCCCAGTTTGTAGAAGTTGGAGGATCCATCCACCAAACATACTTAGAGTTTGTGTTTAACACATTCTTGTAGTAGTTATTTGTTCCGTCAGTTTTACGAGCATCGCCAGCTTTAGAAACGAAAGCGAATTTCTCAAGAACAGATCCTGGTGTACCAGTCCACAATCCTAGGTCATCAACAACAATAACGTGTAACTCATCTAGAGTTGCACCAACGCCAGCAGCGTAGTTTGAAGTAGATGGAGCTGCATCAAATTCTGTTTTGTAAGCCCAAGCAGCATAAGTTGTAGAGTCAGCATAAGAAACTTTAATAGAGTTTCCTAAAATTCCTGGATACTTAGCAGCAAATTGACCTACAATACCAGCACCAGAAGCATAATTCTGGACATAGTCAGAAGAATTTTTGATTTTAATACCAGCAGTGGTAACAGTTGCAGTGGCAACAGCACCAGTACCAGCTCCACCAGTAAATCCGATAGTTGGAGCAGTTGAATAACCAGTACCAGAATTAGTAACAGTCACTGAAGCGATTGATGATGTTGCAATAGTTGCAGTACCAGCTGCACCATTAGTACCGCCAACACCAGTAATAGTCATTGTTGGTTGTGATGTATAACCAGAACCACCTTGTACTTTAACGAAAGCACTGATAGCACCAGAAGTTATAGTTACGGTATATTGCGCACCAGTTCCGCCACCACCAGTAATAGTTACTGTTGCTGAAGAGTAACCAGATCCTGGAGTACCAACAGAAATAGCAGAAATTTCGCCACCTGTAAGAACGGCAGTTGCTGTAGCTTGAACGCCACCTGCTACATCAGGAGCAGCGATTGTTACAGTAGGAGCAGAAGCAGAAGATACATATCCTGAACCTGCAGTTCCTACAGCGATAGCAGTTACGCCACCTGTTTTTGTTGCAACAGCATTTTTACCTAAAGTGGAGTCAGCACGAACTAACAATAAGTTGTTTGTGTATGACAGGAAGTTAGCTGCTGTGAAGAAAGATTGGAAGTTGGAATCGTTTGGTTGACCAAATTGTTGTACCAATACGTTTTCCGAAGAAACTGTAATTGGATCAAGAACTGGACCCCATGCGAAAGAACCCACATACGCACCCACAGAAGAACTAACTGCTGGAACGATTGATGAGAAGTCTTTTTCTACGACTGCAACACCTGGACTAAGTTGAAAAGGCATTGTAATTCTCCTTACATGTTATTGTTTGTGCCATTTTGAGCATTCACTATTTTATTTAGTTTTTTCAATGTTTTAGAAATTATGAAGTACTGGTTCATCAGAACCCTGTCCATCACTAATGAAGCCAAATGGGGTTAATTCATCTTCTATCATTTTAATACGAGATCTATAAATTAAATCTCTCAAGTTAATATCATTTAAATCTTTGAAATATGGTTGAGTAGTCAACCATGCGAATAAAACCAGAGTCATAACAAGGTCATCTGTATATCCATCATCTGCGGCATAAGAACCTCTAGTTTCAATAAAAGTCGTAATCTCTGAAATAATATCTACATCAGGAATTAATAATTTCTGTTCCTCAAGTAGAGTCTTAAAGTTCATACAACCAATACGTTTAACTTTTCTATCTGTAACTACACCAAGTTGAGGCTTACCACCACCAAATCCACCAGAAACAGACTGTCCTTGAGAGTTTCTATTAACGAACAAGATATTTTCATATTCTAGTTCTTGGTGTAAAATAGAAGCCACCTGCTCACCCATATTTATCTCAACAAGAATATAGGCTTGATTGTACTCTTTGGCAACTTTGTATATGATATTTGGATAAAGCAATACTGAAATATCATTTGTTCTGTATTTTGCTACAATTTTATAAGGTGCTTGTGTTATATCAATAACAGTGAAGGCTGAATAGTCACCACCAACACCAGCTGCAACGTCTGCAATTAAAACATAAGAATGGGGTGGTCTAATAATATACTGACCTTTATCATCCTTAGTATCGCTCTGCTCTTCATAGATTGGTTCTTCATAAACATCCAAACCATCTTTCTGATAAATAGGGTAACTTGGTGATAATCTACCGATAGTATCAGCGTTGACCAAAGTAAGTGCTGATCCAAGAAATTTACAAAGAACCTCTTGGTTAAATTTGAGTTCACCGAGAAGATTTCTTTGGTCATCTGCCCACTCTTTAGTTCTTCCTGGAATTTCCCAATATGGAATGAACAGGTTTACAAAACCGTTTCGTTTATGTTCAGCATCATTCCAGAATTTCCAGAAATGGTTATAACCAAGAGGTGTTGAACTTAAAAGAATTTTACTTGATTCACCAGATGAAATCGTAGGATAAACAGAAGTAAAAAATTGTTCAGCAACGGTATTAGGAATAATTGCAGCTTCATCAACATAAAGTAAGTTTACAGTTTTACCACGAATACCTGAAGTGGATGTAGCAGAAGTAAAAACTTTAGATCCGTTTTCTAATTCAACATCACCTTTGTTCCAAGACTTAACACCTTGTTGAAGCCAGATAGGTAAACTTTCATACATTGTTTGATAACGAGACAAAACTTCACGGGCAGCTGTTGCTTTATTAGCAAGAATAGCCACATTTTTTGAGTCTTGAAAAATCGTATACCAAAGGATATATGCAGCAGATGAGGTCGTCTTACCTTGTTGACGACCTTCCATAAGAATAACTTTTCTATTCTCATGTATAATTTTTAACTTTTTTCTTTGACAATCATACAACTTAAATAGTTGTAATCCATTATCAATAGTAACGATATAGCAATAGGTTTCTATGAAATAAATGTAATCATTTTTACACTTAACATATTCTTGAAACTGCTCAGGTGTATATTGTACATCTACACCAATCGCTTTTAAGTTCGGATTAGCATTATATATTTGTGCCATTAAAATGCATCATTCCAATTTTCAGTAATATCGCCAGTGGCAAAATCGCCAATCGCAGTATATTTTCTTCCAGGTTGACTGTCATTGATGTATACTGTCTGGATCGGTCCAGTTGCAGAAACAGGTCCAAAGAAATTTGCTTTCAAAGTAAATGTAATTGTATAAGTTACAAATCTTCTAGTTTGAAAATCACCATCGTAATCATCTTGAATACTTACACTATTTAGGATAATAGGAATGTCTAAATTAACACTCATATTTGGAACAGCACTAAGTGAAAGGGTAAACTCTGGAGTAAAGAATGGGAGTATTTGTTCAACAATCTGTAATGCATCTTCCTGAGTTTTTGTTAGGATGTATAATGAAACATCAATATTATATGGAACAGGACTATACTGCTGTTTCATTACAGCTGGATTTGTTGAATTATTATAACATTGGATTTGATTCATACGATTTACTTTTCTTGAAGGATCGTATGACATTCCTGTTATTTCGAAAGACATTCTTGGAAGGGTTGTATATGTTTGACGTTCCAATGTTGGATCTTGTTCAACACGAACTAACCACTTCTCTTTAGGTGCATATGCCAGCGGAACTACAACTGTTTGCTGTAAAACGCCATCATTATCGTGTCGTTCAATTTTAATGTTACTAAACAAACTACCAAAAGCAACAATAACTTTACGGGTTAACCCGTGATAGAATGGTGGGATATTAAGCATTATTGAATATCTCCAAACGGATTATTGACATTGAACACTAGATCTGTTGCTTCATCTTTAAATTTAATATTGTCGCCATAAGAATTCGGTAAATCTGGATTAACTTCAATGGTTGCAGTTGCAGTTGCAGGAACGCCAACGTATTGTAGTATGGTACTACCATTGGCCACTGATCCAGTACTATGACTTGGTGGATTTATCCCAAAAGTTCCTGACGTAGTAACTTTGTATAAACGATTACTATAAAAAACAATTGAATTAGTTAGTGCCACCGTTGAGGCTGTCCAATTTTCGCCGATTTTTATCGTTGGTGTTGTATCATATCCAGTTCCAACATCTAAAATATTAATTGCAGTAACAGAACCTGATGTTAATACTATTGACAAAGTTGCTGATTTAAATGCATCAGAACCTCCACCACCAATAAGAGATATTGAAGGAATACTAGAATACCCAGATCCTGGATTTGTAATGGTTACGTGAGTAACTGAACCAATAGCATTTCTTGAGAAATCTATATCGAATGTTTTAAGAGTTTCAAACACATCAACATCTTTAAGACCAGTGTCAATATGCTCAGAAGCATATTGGAACAACTCAACTTGAAGTTTGTAAACATAAAGTTTACCAAGTTGATAAAATGGGTCTTGATGCTGAACAAACTTAATTTCAAATAGACCTTTGGTTAGAGGGAAATATAATAGATCTCCTTCGCATGGTCTATTTGGTAATTGAGTCTGACCAAATCTTCCAACTAATTGATCCCATCTACGGCGTGATACAGTTAGAGTTGCTGACTGTTCCAACATCATTCCAAATTTTTGAATAAAAGCACCCTGCCCCTCAAACCCATCAACACTTTCAAGATACATCTCAATACCATATGCCTGTTTAAATTCAGACAAGCGATCTTCGCCGAGGATATTATCTTTTGCTACTAATTTTCTTGGAATATAGTAAAAATCCTGACCATATATCTGTAGTGCTTCAATGATAATATCTTCAATTAGATATTGCTCATTAGCAGTGCCTTGTGTAAAGTATACATTACGTGCCACAATTTATCCCAAAAAGAAGTCTAATGGTGCAGATTTATTTTGAATTTCATCTTCGAGGTCTTTTATTTCCCCCATAGCTTCATCATATAACTTATCTCCATCAAGTGTTACGCCACCTGGAAGTTGTAACCCTGAAAACTTTTTAATGTTAACTGCCCACTGTTTTTTAAATAGTGCAGTTACATAATGTTTCAACCAGATCTCATTCCAAACTTTGGTGAATTCAATCGGATCTAAAGCACGGTAGCACTCAACAACGATATAATCGCCAACGTTGATTTTGTTGTTACTTTTCCAATCTAGATCTAAAAACAATTTATTCTGCAAACGATTAAATCTAAAAATCGGTTTACCATTCAGCAACAAATCTAAAGTTGACAAATGCTGCATGACCGTAGTATAATAGATTAAGGATGTGCTGCTTAAATCATAAAGATCGTTTAATCTTAATTGATACTGTAAATCGAAAATAGAACGAGATGAAGATGTTCCTTGGAAAATAGGTAACACTCTCGATACACCATAAACTGCATCAGGAATTTCAATCCACCCATTATCTGTATCCCCAGGAGTGAAGAAATTAGTTGCAGTTAAAACTGCAGTTCTTCCGTCTGAATCTTTGATTGTTTCTCCAGAAACAAATGTTCCAAATGTTCGACAAACATAAACTATATTGTCATATGGAGTTGTGTGTTCAACAGGAACCAATGAAGAATGAGCCTTAGAAGTTTGACCAGTAACAACCCCGACTAAACTTTTAGCATTATTTCCAACAATTGCTAATTGAGTCGGAGTTATCTGATGTTTCAAATAAACTTTTTCAATACCATCATAATGATACAATCTAAAGACTTCTAACGCTTCATCAATTCGGTCTTCAATTTGATCATCGTCTACGTTAATTTCAAGAACAGGGGCGCCAAGTGCTCTTAGAGCATATTCTTTTAATGTTACTCTGCTGTTTGGAATTGCCATTTATTTTCCTAGTTGTGCTTTAAGTTCTTCGATTTGAGCTTGTTGTTCTTTAATGGCTTCAATTAACAAAGGAATAAGTTTTTCATATTGAACAGTTTTATAATTCTGGCCAGTCTTAGAGATTTCATTGTTGCCTTCATCAACGGCGATATCAAACGGGGCAGCCTTAACAACCTGAGGCATAACTAATTCAACTTCTTGGGCGATTACACCAACTTGTTCAGATTGATCTGTATATCCAAATGTTCCTGCCAATTCGTTGGCGTTATATGTAACACCTTGTATTGCCATAACTTTCTGAATGGCATTTTGAATAGGTTTGATATTTTCTTTAAGACGAACGTCTGAGTAGAAAGCAGTAATTGTACCAGTTGCACGAAGTTCGCCAGCAGCAGTTGAAGCTGCAGTACCAATACCGATAGAGTTAAATTGGTAATTTCCTGTGGTGCCAGACATAGCAGTATTTGCTACCCAACTTGGAGCAACCCCTGCTCCACCAGAAGTTAACAAATATCCTGATGTACCAGCAGCAAGTTTACTTAGAGCAGTTGTAGTTGATGCATAAAGAATATCACCAACTGTATATACAGTTTGTCCAGTACCACCATAAGTTCCAGTAATTACACTACCATTCCAAGTAGCACCTGAAATTGCACCAGCGTAACTTAATGTATTTGTAGACCAAGATACATTAGATGGAGCAAAGTTATGAACATCCCAAGAACCAGCAGCAATAGAATTACTTAATAGAATAACATCAACAAAACCACCAGATTGAACAGTGGCAACTGTTGTGCTTGAGTTATTCTTA